CATCACCACCCCTCTCTAAGGTTCCTAAACAACCAAGCCGTTACAAAGAAAAAGCTGTATAGCAGTCCGGCTAATCCTATTAGGCAACCTTATCATTCGCTCCTTAGCTCAAACCAAATGTCACGTAATTCACCCAGATCGCTTAAGATCCACGTGACCCATATCTAACATCTCTGATGTTCACCCGTGCTTATCACCGTTAAGCAAATCCAGCAGCCAAAATAAACGGTAGTATCGCGTATTTAAAATTAAAATAAATATTATCACTTTTACCCGGTATCCAAGCCAAGGTTATTAGGTGCTTTGCTGAAGCCCCTGGCTCTTTCGCCGGTTATTTACAACAGCTGTTCCCTGGTGCTAATATTTAAGCTAGCTCCTTAACACCTAACCCAACTGCTAGCCCAGTTGTCCAATAGCTAAACGTGCTCAACCTCCAACCAAAGTCAATAGACGCTGATTTAGTAACTTATGACTTAGGTAAGGATTTATCGTAAGCAGATTTCCTGCGTGGTCAAGCAGCCTGCCACAAGTTATAACTTTAAGCGTTCTTGAAAGCTATCAATAATGTCCACGTAACCATTTTTAAGTACTTCGGTTAGGTACCATAATAGTTACGGGAACCCTGGCGCTAGTATTATTATGTTAAACCCTATTTTGGCTCTCCGGCTAGTTTATAAGTATATGTAGTCATGGTGGTAAAAGATACACCATTCAGCGCAGTTCTCGCACAAAAAGCCACTAAATCTAGTGTTTATTCCCACATGCTCACATTTACTAATAAAAAAGCAGCTTAGGTTACTGCATTAAACTACCTTACATATTAAACATTCACCGTTTAATCATTAAAACATGCAGTATACTCGTCCCCAAAACAAAACACTGTTAAAATCTCCAAATCAACTGCTCAGGTCTTAACTCAAGTTGTCGTGCCTGTTAACAACATTCCTACAAACTTTAATTTTAGACTTGTCTATGACAAACCTATGTTCGCAGTCCTCTGTGGTTAAGCATAACAACGCAAAATAGCAGTCTAACCAGTCTACACCGCTCCGACTGACCTTAAGTCTTTAATCAAAACAACATACAACATGAACGTATAACCCTACCCACTACAGGTTAATAGTTATGATGTTCAACGGGGCGATTACGCTGTTATTGGTGGAGTCAAACTAGTCTTCCATCCTGTCGATCCGGCCGACCCTGAAAAGTAGGCTAGTACCGATAAGTATGGTAACTTCGTCAAACCCGTCGTCCACGCAAAACGCCAAATAGGTAACATCATCTTTTAAGGGCCTAATCCCATACAATATCCTTCAATGGAGCAATACAACACAATTGCTAAAGCCATATTCCCAGCTCTATAAGCAGGACGCAAGGTGTTCATCACAGCACCTATGGGTATGGGTAAATCCACTCAATTCGTCGCTGTTCTCTACACACATTTGCAAACCCGTGGCCATCAACAAGTTGTGCTAATTATGCCTAACGTCGCACTTACTAACAAAGTTTACTAAGCTCTCAAAGCTCATATAACCAAGTATGATATGCGCGTCCCTCTTTATCTTGTATCAGGTAAAGGCTCCCAAGTTACAGCTGGTGCAGGCGTCTTCGTCACTAACATAGGGCATATCCAAAAATTTACTAAGTCGCCATTCTTCATTTTCGATTAGTCTCATAAACTCCCTGTTTATGCTCGCAAGACACTAATCAACGCTTAGTACCACCGCACATCTATTTTCATGTCTGCTACTGTGCACAGCCCCTTCTATTAATAGTATAAATCATAAGCTGTTATCTTCACTCTTAACACTAACAAAAGGTATGTTCCAATCGGCATCTGGTAAACCGCTTCACCTCCACCCATAGTAAACGTCCCGGACTGTGTAATTGTGTTTGGTACTGCAAAGTTCGACCACCCTACAAAGGTCGACGTAACTGGAAAATAAACAGCCGGTCGCTCTTCGTACGTCGCACATCCGAATTGCTCCTTGGGCTGGACGCCGTCAACATAGTGTTACGCTGGCATTGTTAATTACTCAGTGTGTTTAACAACTAGCACTAGCAAACCTAGCATAGTCACAAGATAATTTAACTTGCCCCCAAATTATGCTGATGTCATACAAGCAAGTGGTCGTCTGAATAGGCGAATGGGCGGCGGCGGTGTTCTAATATGCCAACAGTTACCAATGGCCTACAGTTCAATGCGGTTCTAACGCCCGGTGTTTCAAGACACAGCTGACCCAGCTTTAGTATTATTCGGGTAGAGCTATACTGGTATGTCAAAACCATAAATCCAACAATACAACACAGCACCTATAACCAGGATATAAGCCTACAAGTTGTGTCGTACAAAATAAAACCTCACGTATGTCGTACTGTAGTAATAACAGTAATAACAGCGCTATTTCTTGCAAGGTCCAATCCCATAAAATACATTGTATGTTTCAGGGTTAATTATCTCTAAGGGCACCCGTACACGCATAGCTACGCCTCACATCTTCTACACCTGTTAAGTAATGGTATCAAAACCCTAGTTCTAACCTTACGCTATGATCGATTTAGTCACTGGACGCGAGGTTGACACCAACAATCTGTTTACAAAAGCCGTAACCGGTCGTAGTTTGTTTAATGTAGCTCCTGAGTTGACTACTATAGGCTGTTTATTAAAACCTTAATTAATCCCCAAAAGCGCGTTGTGCCAGTAGTATACATATGCTTAAAAATATTTCTGGTAGCTAAGTCTTTCGCAAACATCACAGTATCTGCGCACAATTTTCGGTAAGTCGTAAGTCCGAATTGACGTCTCACTTTGGCGTGAGATGTTCGGGGTAGTCAGAGTGATAGCCGGCTTACAACCCGTTTAGGCATAGGTATAATGTGACATGGATAACCACAACACAATTGTTGGCGACCACAAAACAAAAGTTTATGGACATTATTATATGTTCTACCACGACGGTCGTAAAATATTCGTTACCACTCCAACTGCTCCCCACGGCACCTTCAGTGAATGCCTTGGTAACTTCCTTTAAGTAGCCAATTTCAAAGTAATCAATGGTCTGTTCCTACTCGGCCCATTCATACAAAAAACGCCTTTCGTGTTATGTGCTACTCCTTAGGCCGCAGTTCAACAAGTCCAAGGCCCAGGCTACAAATACAATCCATCTCACTTTGGCTTGAAGCAAGTTCAATAATAGCCGCTGCAGTTGGTTCAACTACCAAAAACCTAGTATTAATACCTAACATCAATACAAAGGGTCAAACGTATAAAAAAGTAACGCAAAAAATAGCAAATTAAGGTTTTATAATAAAAAAGCTAAGTAATTAAACAGTAGTTGTAACAGGCATAACGTCGCATGCAATAAGTTGTTCGCGCTCTTTAATCCTAAAAGTTACGTATAACATAATTAAGTCAATAGTCGTTCCAACGTTATTTGCAAGCTCAACGCTAGGGCAAAATTCTCAAATTGCAAAACATTCCAATCGGTGCATTAGGCACACTCAAAACGCTCATGGGTGTATACTAAGTATCAATTCGCCCTATTCCCCAACCCCCAATGCCCATTCCGCTATTACCTCCCCCCGTTCCTCGCAGGAAACCGTTAAACTGCTAACAAGGTTACAATGTCATTTATACAGCCTAATAAACTAAAGCAATTGGTGGCAAACGCGGTAGACTCCAGCATGTGTAAAATGCAGTAAATTAAAAGTTCACAAAACAATAAACTAAGTCAACCTAATTTGGCAGCCTTGTCCAAAAATTCTAGTAATTAAACAATAAGTTCGCTTAGCTATAATCTGCATACAAGGACAAATAAAACTAAGCCGCAGGTTACTCAGCCAACATTGTAACATTGTAAAAATTACTCTAAGAAAAAAATAGTAATCTGCTGAAGCTGTAAACACATCTCAGCTCCCTAGAAGTTGAGAAATGTACGCTCTCGTCAGAAGTAAAACGGCTACAATGCTCAGCAGCTACTTTCTAAACCACTCTTCTCGCATAAAAAGACAAGGCAGCAAAATTAGAAAGCGAGCGTGCCGAAGCACTATCGTAGGTTGCCAAAATTACTGCATAACTAGCCAGCCACAATTAACGGTTTTAAAACTTCAAGCTGAAAAGTGCCGCAAGGAGGTAACGTCAGAAGTAATAAAGAAGTGAATAAGAGGAATGTGACAAATTCATCAGCTAACTTCAACAACAGCGTGAAGCCTAACAGGTGCGGAAAATTGATTCACTAACAACTGCGTTGTAGACCGCTAATGGCAAAGTAGCTTAATTATAAGCCTCCAATACCTTATTACAATGCTAAGTAACAAAATCACGTTAAGCATACCAGGCTTTGGTAAGCTCAACAGAGGTATAGGTTAACAAGGCTTAATCCTTCACACTCGCTGCACAGGCCAAGGTCGCAGATCTCTAAGCTCAACTTGTGTTAAAAGATGGCTAAATAGCTCACTGTCAAAAGAATAACAGAGAAGGCTTATAGAGTATGCTAAAATAAACTACCTAGTTCGTTAGATAATACAGTTAAAAAGCTACTGCCTACGCTTTACAGTTGAACCAATGTCAGGCTGAGTTGTGTAATGCCCGAAAATAGAACACGTAACTTAAAGCAGCAATCAAAGCACTCTAAATCCAAAGTCAACTCGGTGCCAACAATTTGCCGGCTATAATATAATAGAAAGAATAAACTTAAGATTAGCACCAATAGCCAGCAAACGTCATTCCCCAAGTGCCACCAGTCGCAGCCAACCCCATAGCAGTCCCCGCAGCCGCTCAAAACCCAGATAATGCTTTAGTTCCAAACCAACCCCCAGCCGTCCCACAGCCTCAGGTTCCAGTATAAACAAAATACCAAAAAAGCTGCCGTTGGGCTAACAAAATTTATAATGCAGTCAAAATAGTTGCAAATGTTGTCCATTACAATAAGTATACCACAACCCTCTTCCTAGGTGCTACTGCTAGTGCAATACCCGTAGCTACAATAATGTGCCCTGCTCTAGTCATGAGCTTGGGCTTTATACGCTAAGCCAGCTATAATTGCACCTGCACCGCACGTTGTCAATGTCTGTCCAAGTACCGTAAGCGCTCAAATGGCTTTATCGCTCCACAAGCAGCATTAATCGCAATGGCTTAATGTACAGATCAGTCTGACATTATGTAGTATGTACCTCGCACAACCACACATCGCATTTTTGCCGCCACTAGCGCAGTTATAACACTAGTTATTGCTGGTATCATTCATTACAAAACACGCCCTGACTAAGCCGTCAAAGCATAAGTACTAGGTGTTCTAATACCCTTTTCTTACTTATTGTCGCTCACATTGCCCGAACGCATCGGTCGGGCTGTCCGTCGGGTATCGGTAGGTATACTTAACCTCTCGTATGTTCTTATGTGTCTGTTTACATGTCCCTTGGACAAAAGCTTCGTCACCAATGTCGCGTTAGCAACATTAGGCTGCTAAATTGCAGTTAGGTCGCCTCTAATACTTTGCGCAGCAACAGTGGTTCACTTGTTTATAAACGCAGCAACCCCCAAAATTGCATAACCACAATTACAAGTAGCATTACTCCAGTAGGCTTAGGACATTAGCCGCTCAATTCCTGGTTTAGGAAGGGCGCTAAAGTAACTCGCTCTAGGTTACTAACCAAAACGTTCAGCGCTAACTAACTCTGTAGTAAGCCGTATGTTCGCACCCATGTATATGTCATTGCCTGTAACATAAAACTTCATAACAGATAGGTTTAACAATTAAGCTATGATCAGTTATGAAGCAAAACGGTTATAAGTCCTCGTCAAGACACCTGCTATCCGCAAAATGTACGGTGCTGTTATAAATGTTATACATAACGGAGACTCGAGTATCAAGGGCACCCGGTTCCATGTTATGTACAATAAGTTAGCTGTAAAATATGCTCCGTAAATGCTAACAGCTAACTAGTAACAGTAGTAACTTAAGGCCTCTATCTCTGCCACATCTGGATTCATTTTCAAGCTGGGTCAAAAAGCTCTCACAAAACTAAAAAATGCTGCAAACTCAATAGGTAACTGGGTTATTGAGAACCCGCAAACAGCTGCTGTAGTTACTGTAGCAGCTGCTGCGGTTATCGGCTACGTAGGTATGGTCGTCTCAACCAAATATTACTGCAACAACCAGGCTCGTTACATACTTTAACCTGGAGCGTCTGGAGATTAGTCATTTGACATTGCTTCCCAGGCAAAGTTCTACAACTTAACACCTAACGTTTATTAGTAATAACGGTTCATCCAACCACAAGTAGACCACCAATAGGTCATAACCCCTTTAGTCAACTGCATTTCTGGTGTCTCAAAAACAATTCAAACCACAACAATCCAAAACAGCGCAAATGTCGCCTCCCAACCTACAATTCACCTTAAGGGCCAAATCGGCGGTCATGTTTCCCTCTAAGTTGCCAGGGCAGTAGCTTCACAGCAATACGTAAGGTGTTAGCGGGTGATCATGTTGGATCATCGCTAACGTTAAACTACAGCGGGCGTACTCTACTTAATTTCAAATTAACACGGGTCCAGATGGACCAACAATTACGCCGGCGCTACAGTCTATCCATTCCTTGCAACTTTAAATTACTAAACTGCATAAAAAATTGGTTCCTTCATCGTTGGTCGTCCTTATGATTAATTGCCCGAGTGCATTATAGCGCGCGATGTCTGCCACAGTCCCCGCACATTAGGCGCAATATTCAAACTTGCTGCAAAAGTACCTAGTGTTCGTAGTATTTACATACAAGGGTTTTTTCCTCTCGTCAGTGCTTAAACCGCAGGGCGCATCGCAGATGCTTCCGTACTAATAAACCCTTCTAGTATCCAGCATATAGCAGTCCAAACCATAACTATGGACGCGTAGCAGCCTCATACTTAACTGGTTCCAACCCATTAATATATGCTCGCATTAGGCTGTCTATATGGTGCTTCATGTACCCCCACAGTAACTGCTATCGGCACCAATTGTATATATGTAAACTACAGGTACACCTTCTAAGCTAATCGGCCATACACATACTCGTATAAGGCATCCAATTTTATAGCAGGCTACGCTTATGATCCAACAGGTAATGTAGGTTTAAACCTAAACGCAACACAATTATAGGTTTCAAAAACGGCCACTAAAGTAGCAAGTACGTCTATGCGCTCAAACGGCCTTTGTTTATCCAATGTAGGTTCAGGCACAATCCGCTAAATCAAGCTCCCTCAATTCAAAACTCGTTGGTTTGATTCAATTGTAAAATTTTTTGTAAAAACGTCTCAACTCATCCCCCGCAAAGTCCCACTACCGTTCGTCGCCCGTACGTTCCAGCTAAAGTAAAATTCCATCAAAATTACCAGGGCGGCAGCAAATTGTATTCTCAAGCTAGTTCTAAATGCCAATTATTCCACTTCCAAGGTTCGTAATTTTCAACAAGCTTACCAATCGGTTCTAAACCATTATCGTCGCAAAATAGGTTAATAGTTAGGCAACTAGGCTACATATGTCACCAATGCAGCACAGCCACACGTTGTATACAAATGTGAAGCAGGTGGTAAACGCGCTGGTCGTCCTGACGACGTTGTCGGTTTACTAGTACCCTTGTAAAATGCCCCTGTCGTCTAACCCACTGGTCTGTTAAAACATCGTAAAAATCGTTTAGCTGCTCATCATCCAGGCCCTAACTGGCACCCAACACGGTTTGTCAAATAAGGTTACCAGTTATTCTTATAACGCACTCCCTAAATTATTCGCACCTTATAAAACGCTCCGCTTTAGTATACCGTAAAGTAATTCACAATAGTTAGGCCTGACGGCACTTTCACAACAGCTTAACAGTAGCTATAGCATCTTTAACACTTACGTGGCAAAGTCTAAAGCAAACAGTAATACATATACGTCCCACACGCGCTTGCACCGGCTAACGCCCATATATCCATGGACCAATTTTATTCATTTGTAAAAGCTGGTTGGAACAAGACCGTTCTGCCTGAGCTCAGCTGGTAAGCCCTCACCCAAAATGGTATGCGCAAATATAAGTTCCCCTTCCATCCAAGTTATTAACTATTAGCCTCTATGTGCACCTGCAAGTAGCGCAAGTAACCACTTATCTAATTAAAGGATGCTTAGTCCACGGCCGTCATGCGTTTCTGTTATGTCTAATAATGCCCCGTTAACTGGTTTCAAGCCATTGCTCGCCAGTCTTCTGCTCGCACTGGCCATACTGTCGATGCTCGGATTGATTTCCTGCTGTTGACAGAAGGCCTAATCGCTGACCTTGTTGACAGGTACAAGTAGAAGAAAATAGTGGTCGATAAGTAACAGTATCTGGCTGGTGTTGCAAAAAAAGATTCAACAAAAGCTGCAGCATACCGCAAATATTGGGACAGGCCAATAAGCAAAAGTTAGCGTTTTTAATTAAACTGTAAAAATGGGTAAGCTCACGCACACATGTTCGACGGTAATTCTACCTCACGGGCGGAAATGAAGACGCGGATGATAATCTGTCCTTCATTTGCCATTCGGGGCCAATGTGGTGCCATTGCAAAATAAGTAACGGACGCGCTCCGGGCAATTTACCCATAATTCATTCTAAGCAAAACCCCTTCGTAACTCAAAAAACACTTTTAGTTCCTGCGCAACTACAAATATACATACATGCAAGATTTCAGTAATTATGATGCGCACCAGCATGCTTTCAATCGCACCGCGTTAGATACTTCAATGTATGACGCGCTGATACGTAAGGGTGTTTTAACAGGTCATTTTTAATTAAAAAACGTATAACACTGGCTAGGCAACACTATGGTTTAGTTCAAAAAAAATTTCAGTATCAATAAACAAAGTACACTTAACATACTAGGTAAGCTATACGGCACCACATATTCTGGCCATCCAACTTGCACTACTTGCTGTGGTACCACCAGGGCTTTTCTCTATGCACTCCTCCCTTTCATGCACATATACTGGTAATAAATACAAAAAACAACTGATATATTAGTTGCTTATCGTCGGTTCCTCTACCGGGTTCGTAAAATCATTAAAACCAATCACGCTGGCGACGATGCATTTGCAGGTTTCTTATCGTAAATTTAGCGGCAACTATATATTACCCGTAACAATAACTACTGCCTACAGTCAATCCAGCATATAGTCCATGGCCTAGGCCTTGTGGTCAAAGCTCCGGATATAGGCTACAGGAGCGGTAATTTCTTGTCAAAAGATATTGCTTATAGCTCCAAACCAATTATAATAAGGCAAATAGTAAAAACAATACTCACAACCAGCGGGCGCTCCAAGAAATTAACCCGCAATTAAAGTAACTATTTGGCAGCATTAGTCCACGCCACCAACTCCCGTACTCCTTTATCATAAAAAATGGTAAAAATTAGGCTATCTATGCTAACTAGCTATGTATCGCTCAATGCTTAAATTACTGCGTAGTTCATAACTTAGCAAGCTTACAGCGTCACTCCTTAATAAAGCTACGGTGCAACTTAAGCAGCTATCGCCCATCGTATGTCTGTTGTGGATTACACGTAGTTAGTAAATTCAATACAATATAAAAACGGTGCAATTGTGCTTCCTTTCCGTTATTTAGGCAAAAAAACACTGACAGATCAAGGTATCTACTGTGCTGATTTAGCGAATGTGGTACAAAAAACCCGAGTTATGTCGCTGTCTAAATAACCGGTAACACGCAGTCTTCAGGGCCCTATACAGCTACTAATAACTCCGCAGCCTGTACGTACTGATGCACTTTTTAATAAAGTGCGCCACTTGTTGTCATTCAAGCCAAATTTGTAAGTATAGGCAAAAACGCTCCTTTGCAAAAAGAACCAGATTTTGAGTGGCCTTAGTAGTTATTAAGCTAGCTTCGATGACCCGCGTGAAAACGTGTAAATGTCTGGGCACCTCGTTTACCACAATAACGCACCTTATAATATTGTTAAGCATAGTATTGGTGGTTGTGTTCGCACGGCACTTCAGCATATCAACGTCAGCTATAAGGGCAATCACCTTTGTAACTTTGCCAAGTACGTCACAAGTGTAGTTTACTAAAACGTGTTATTTTACAACCAGTAGCAGGGGCTTATGGCATTTCCCCAGCATCAACATGTATGCGCTGACTCCGTCAGTACATTCTGCGCTAATAACCCCCAAGTTGTGGCCATAAAGGTAAGCTCTCGTTCCCTAATATTACTCTTACTTCTAATTAGTGGCATTTAGCAAAACCCAGGCCCTGTCACAACCACTCTGATCGATGATGAATAATAGTAACCACCCGACAAGGCTTGACACTTCAATGTAATTTATTTTTTCTAAAAAAATAATTTACTCAGGGTCCAGCGCAAGCTGACCCCGTAAACTGCGGCTCCTACAAAACTATCCAGTTTACGCTCTACAACATACTCAAGAAAGATGGCTAGGTAACCCAAGTGTGTAGGTTACCTAACGGCTGAAACATGCCCGGACACGCCATCCGCCCACAAAGCGGAGGACCTCTCTCGAGATCCTTATCAATCAATAGCAACACACCGTGTTGAGGCCTTGTTGCTTCACCTCAACACGTTTCAAGCCTGTCGCTACAGGCCGCGGTAAACAGTCTAAGTCGACTGCCCGTAGTGATGTCACCAATGATAGCTACTGGTGATTATCTTCCAAGGGACTGGTGTCCCGAGCTATCACCGAGTCGTTGTGGGTACTCTCGGTCAACAAAAAAGAACCCAACCTCAACTGCGAGGTATAGCAGTATTGTACCGTTACTCTTAAAATAACGGCGAGTTTTACTGAGGCACTCGTTCAAAAGCCTAGCCCAATCCGCCGGGGAGGCGGAGGTGTACTGTTACACTTATTTAACAGCATGAGCATCCATGGTAAGATGCAGTTTTGGTGGTACTTAAAACCCCCCGTGCCGG